ATAAATTATTTCCGGGTTTATTAAAGTTTTGGGCGACTGCCCCGGCGGACACTTACGAAGACCCCAAAACAAATCCTTTCGTAAGAGGGTATTATTGTGGCTGACACAACCTTTAGTGGAAATGTGCGGGCCGAGGGTGGACTTGAGCAGGTAACAAAAAGCACAAGCACTGGCGCCTTTACAACCAACTTTGATGTAGACACAAGCGGCAATGTTTCGGGCACCGGCACGCTAAAGCTTACTGGCGCCGCAAACATCGTTAGTGACTACGAATCAATTACTGCGGCAACCAAGACGCTGACTGCTGCTGACTCTGGTACCGTGTACGGATTCAACCGTGCCGCAGGAATCGTGGTTACGCTTCCAACTCCAGCGGCTGGAATCACTTACACGTTCCTAGTCGAAACCACGTTTACCGGCGCCGGGCAGATTAAAACTGCTACGACCGATGGAACCGATGGCTTTTTGGGAACTGCGTTTTTGTTCGATACAGGACAAATTGGCGAGACTGACAACTTCCACCCGTCAGCTTCCAACGATATCATTGATCTAGGTGAAGTTGAGCAGGGTTGGCTAACTGGTGGTTTTATCAGACTAACTGGCGTTAACACAACGACATGGTTTGTAGAAGCTTTCCTGATGGGTGACGGAACCTTAGCTACTCCGTTTGTAGACAGCTAAGATTAATTAACGGATGGGGTCACCCACCTTGAGTGGGTGGCCCTGTCTCCTCACCGGGAAAATAACATGGCTGATGCAGTAACATCACAAACAATTGCTGACGGCGATAGAATCGCTGTTATGAAGTTTACAAATATTTCAGATGGTTCAGGTGAGTCTGCTGTTGCAAAGGTGGACGTTTCCGCTCTAAGCGCACAATCGACGACCGGCGCCGCATGCTCTGAAGTAAAAATTCAACAAATATTTTATGCCCTAGAAGGCATGTCTGTTGACATTCTTTGGAACGCAAGCTCTAACGTTATATGCTTTACTGTGTCTGACTCCAGTTCCGGGCACTATGACTTTAGAGAGATGGGAGCGCTGCCAAACAATGCTGGTGGAGGCAAGAACGGTGACGTTCTTTTTACCACTGTTGGTCACAGTAGCGGTGACAGGTACACAATTATTCTCGTCTTGGAAAAAAAATACGGTTAACCCAAGGGAGGATAGATGGCCACCTCTGGCACTACTACATTTGATCTTGACATTACAGAGATTGCAGAAGAAGCATTTGAACGCTGCGGTCTTCAGCTTCGTACTGGCTACGACCTGAAGACAGCTACTCGTTCGTTAAACCTATTAACGATTGAGTGGGCAAACCGAGGCATAAATTTCTGGACTGTTGAGCAAGTATCGACCTCGTTAACAGCAGACACAGCTACGCTGACACTGCCTACTGATACTATTGATATTATTGAGCATTGGATCAGAACAGGGTCCGGCGCTACACAAAACGACGAACAGCTTAGTCGCATTAGCGTGTCTCAATATTCAAGTTTGCCGAATAAAAATACATCTGGCAGACCTGTAAATATTTACATTGACAAGCAACGTGCTGCTCCGGTTGCTTATTTTTGGCCCACACCTGATGAAGCCTACACGTTTGTTTATCAAAAGCTTCGGAGAGTTCAGGATGTGGGTCACGACGGTGAATACACAATGGATGCACCGTTTCGCTTCCTGCCCTGCATGGTAGCTGGTCTAGCGTACCAACTGTCCATGAAGTATCCACAAGCCAACAACAGAATGGCTGACCTAAAGGCAGAGTATGAGTTTCAGTGGGATCTAGCACAGTCAGAAGACCGAGACAGGTCATCTGTTAGGTTTGTGCCCGGCGGGTACGGGAGCGTCTAATGGGCAGATACGCAAACGGCAAGCATGCTTTTGGGTTTTGTGATCGAACCGGATTTAGGTACAAGCTTTCTGATTTAAAGCCTGAGTTTCGTGCGGGTGTAAAGACTGGCTTACTAGTTGGTAAAGATGTGTGGGATGCAGACCAGCCACAAAACTTCTTAGGAAAGCTTGGGGACTACACAGACCCGCAATCTCTAAGGAATCCAAGACCTGACATATCGTTGACCGAAAGCCGTGGGCTGTTTGCTTGGAACCCGGTAGGTAACGGAAATGCTGACACAGACGGCGGCACCACAGTCCGAGCACACGTTGGAACTGTAACCATTTCTACGACATGAACTATACAGAGCTAGTTGCAGCGATTAAGGCTTATTGCGATAACACAGAAACAACGTTTGTAGACAATATTCCTACGTTTGTAAAACAAGCCGAAGATCGTATTTATCGGTCAGTAAATCTTCCAGTTAGCAGAAAAATAGCTACAGGAAGCCTGTCAACTTCAAGCAAGTATTTAACCTTTCCGTCAGATCTTTTGGCGCCGCTTTCGTTTGAGGTTACCAACTCAACGAGCGATCAAGTCTTTTTAATTAATAAAGACTATAACTTTATGTCTCAGGCTTATCCTGATGATTCCGTAAAAGGATTTCCTAAGCATTACGCAATTTATGACAGCACAAACTTTGTACTAGGTCCGTCACCAAGCGCAACTTCTGCGTACAGGTTAAATTATTTTTACAAGCCTGCGAGCATTGTTACAGCATCAACCACATGGCTAGGAACAAACGCTGATAGCGCCTTGCTTTATGGCGCCCTGATAGAAGCGTACACCTTTATGAAGGGTGATGCTGATCTTATGAACACATACAACCAGCGTTACCAAGAAGCGCTTGGGTTACTAAAAACACAGGCAGAGGGACGCATGACCGTTGATGAATACAGAGACGGTACGATTCGCGTGCCGAGGGTATAGTTGTGGCTATTACTCAGTCTATCTGCAACTCTTTTAAAAGCGAAGTTTTAAAAGCTGTACATAATTTTTCTGCTAGTGGTGGCAACACATTTAAGATTGCCCTCTACACTGACGATGCGTCACTAGGCCCATCAACAACAGTGTACACGACAACTGGCGAGGTGAGCAGTTCAGGCACTAACTATACAGCAGGTGGCAACACGCTAACAAACGTAGAGCCAACAACTTCTAACAGTATTGGTTTTACCGACTTTGCTGACACATCTTGGTCTAGTGCGTCTTTCACTGCTAGAGCCGCGCTAATTTATAACAGTACAAATGGAAACAAGGCTGTAGCGGTTCTTGATTTTGGAATCGACAGAGAGGTTTCTAGCTCGACGTTTACAGTAGAGTTTCCAGATGCCGATTCATCTAATGCAATTGTAAGGGTTAAGTAATGGCTACATACGTTAACAATCTTCGTCTAAAAGAAATTGCCACAGGTGACGAAGAGGGCACATGGGGAGCCTCAACTAACACCAACCTTGAGTTAATTGCAGATGCGTTCGGTTCTGGTACAGAGGCAATCACCACTAACGCCAACACTCATACTACGACGTTAGCAGATGGCGCTGCTGATGAAGGCCGTGCAATCTTTCTTAAGTACACGGGCGACCTAGACTCTGATTGCACAATTACAATTGGCCCCAACACGGTTAATAAACTGTGGCTTATTGAGAACGCTACTGGCGACTCAGGGTCTTCTGGGCCATACAACATTATTATCAGCCAAGGCTCTGGCGCCAACATCACTATCGGCAACGGGAAGGTTGCAGCAGTCTTTACTGATGGTGCGGGATCAGGTGCTGCGGTACTAGATGCGTTTGCTGACCTAGAGTTAATGACAAGCTTGACGGTCGGAACTGATGCAATTGTTGGCGACGACCTTACTCTCAAGTCAGACGCTGCCGTTCTTGGCTTTGGTGCAGATACAGACACGACATTGACCCATGTTGCTGACACCGGCCTCCTGCTAAACAGCACGCGCCAGCTACAGTTCAATGACTCAAGTCAGTATATCAATGCTCCGTCTGCAACAGTGCTGGACATTAATGCTACCGATGAAATTGAGCTAAATGCCACCGCAGTTGACCTAAACGGCACACTAGATGTGTCAGGCACCATTACCGTAGCTGGCAATGCTGATCTTAATGGGGATCTAGATGTAGATGGAACTACTAACCTAGACGCAGTAGACATTGACGGCGCAGTGCAAATTGACTCGACCGTTACGGTTGGTGTAGACGACACTGGGTATGACGTAAAGTTTTTTGGAGACACCGCTAGTGCGTACATGCTTTGGGATACGTCTACTGACGATTTAGTTTTAGCAGGCGCTGCGGGCATTGACTTAGCAGGCGACTTAGATGTAGACGGAACCACAAATCTTGATGTCGTAGACATTGACGGCGCAGTTGATATGGCGTCTACGCTAACCTTAGCTGGTAATGCAGATTTTAATGGTGATCTAGACGTAGACGGTACAACCAACCTAGATGTAGTAGATATTGACGGTGCGGTTGATATGGCTACGACATTAACCCTTGGTGGCAACGCTGACTTTAACGGCGATTTAGATGTAGATGGGACCACCAACCTAGACAATACAGATGTAGATGGAACCTTAGTTGTAGACGGCTCCAATATTTCACTGGACTCTACATCTACACTAAACATAGATAATTCCAATACCTCAAACGGAATTACCATAGGAACCGCTACGTCAGGCGTTCCAGTCTCAATAGGTCATACCACATCAGAAGTAACGGTTAATGACAACCTCACTGTAACGGGAACACTTACGCTAGGCTCAGGAGCAGAGTTAACAGAAGCCGAGCTAGAAATGCTTGACGGCATAACCGCCGGAACTGTAGCAGCCTCTAAAGCGGTTGTGGTAGATAGTAATAAAGATATTACAGGCTTTAGAAATATTACGCTTACAGGAGAACTTGACGCTGGCTCCCTTGATGTTTCTGGAAACGCCGACATTGATGGTACGCTAGAAACAGATGCGCTGTCTATTAACGGAACCACTGTAAGCTCCACTGCGGCTGAGCTTAACATACTAGATGGTGCCACGGTTGTAGTCGGAGAAATTAATTATCTAGACCTAGGCTCAACGGCAGTTGGAACAGCTATAGCTTCTAAGGCAGTCGTTCTAGACTCAAATAAAGATTACACAGGAATAAGAAATCTTACTATTACGGGTGAACTAGATGCGGCTACATTAGATATTTCAGGCGCTATAGATGTTGAGGGTACTGCAAACTTAGATGTGGTAGACATTGATGGTGCTGTAGACATGGCGTCTACGCTACAAGTAGACGGTGCAATTACAGGGTCTAGCACCATTCAGGGAACAACGATCACGGCTACCACAGCGTTTGTGCCCGATGCGTCAGATGGCGCTGCCTTAGGTACAGCTTCATTAGAGTTTAGTGATCTGTTCTTAGCAGATGAAGCGGTAATATCATTCGGTGACGATGACGATGTAACCTTAACTCA